GCGACCTTTTCAATAACTGGTTTAATTGCTGTAATTGCATCTTGAATAATCGGTATAAAAGTTTCACCAATTGTTGCTGATATATTTTTAAAATCAGCAGTTAATATTCTCTGTTGATTTGCTAGACTTTCGCTTGTATTTTGAAAATCATTAGCAGTCACTGCTGTTTGTTGCATTATTAAATCAACTCTGTAAAGTCTTTTTTCTTGTTGAGTTAACTCCGTAACATTTTTATTTATTCCTTTAGAATTTAGGTATGTTTGCAATGTTGCATCGGTGACATCTCCTGCATATCTTCTGATTGCCTCTGTTTCGCCACGAATTGCCTGATTAATTGCACCCATCGCATCATTTACATCGGTATTGAATACCGAAGCCATATCCGCAGCTCTTTTTGTCAATTCAACTGTCATATCGGAAACTTCACTCATTGGTTTTCCAGTATCTTTAAGTAAAGCACCCGTAATAGTAGCCATTTGATTAAATTCAGAATTTGCCATACCAACTGCTTTTGCGGATGTTTTTCCAAATTCCAATATTGTTTTCGCCCCTTCTCCAAAAACAACTTCTACTGCATTTATGGATTCTCCTAAATTAACAGCTTGTCCAACTGCTCCTTTTATCCCGAATCCAATCCCAATCAAAGCGGCAGTACCAAAAGCAGCCATTTTTTGGAATGTTGGTTGCATAGATTCAAGTTTACCACTAAAACTATCAAGGCTTTTTGTCGCCTCATCTTTTAGCTTTAAAATCAAATCTAATTGTCGTACTTCAGCCATTTATTTTTTTCTTATTTTTTCTAATTGATTCCTAACACTCATTATATCAAGGTAATTCTGCACATCCTCAACTGAAAGTTCTCGGATTTGAATAGGAGTCCACCCATATTCTCTTGATAATTTTTCAAATATCACTGCCTCGGATGGACTCGTTCTTCCCTGTAATTCTCTTTTTAATTTGTGTAGATCACGTTCTATTTTTTTTTTGATACTTCATCAACTGCCTCAACCAATTTGTTTCCGTCTGTTATTGATAGATTATCCATCCATTCGCGCGAGAAAGAAAATATTTTTTCACCTTCCTTAATTTCTTTAATGATACATTCTAATGCGATATATTTCGATTCAAGCATTGCCGTTGCATCAAAATCAAATCCCATATCCTTATCTCCTGCTTTTCCGCTCATTTTAGCGCCGGACATTAAAGAATTTTGTATTTTCTGTGCATCTCCCCAAGTTAGTAAGTCTTTGAGTGTCACCTTTACATCGTTTTGAAGTTTTACTTCCATACGTTTATTTTAATTTAATTTATTATTATACTGATGGAACGTTTACATATGAAGTTGTAATATTCTGAAGCGTCACCTTTGAAGCCTCATTATCTGTTTCATTGTAGAATGCTTTGAATGAAACTGGTTGTGTAACTAATTCATCAGCTCCACCGCTTCTATTCCAGTCACTGAATTGAACCCTGTTGAAGATATACGTAATCGTTGGTTTATAAGTTGCACCAAGTATTGCTTCGCCCTCAATAGTTACCGACATATACTTAGCTGTGTCAGAGAGATACAAGTCCTTGTATACTTCATCTGCAAAATTTAATGTGAAATCTCCCTCTATTGAGTGTTTTCCATTGTATATATCATCTGGAGTATAAGCACCGAGTACATGATCTCTAACACTTCCTTGATCGTGAGTGACAGTGATTTCTTTTACCGGTACAGCATCTGCGTCAGCTAGTCCAGCCTCGGAATCTGCAATTTTTACAGTAATATCTCTTCCGATAAAGTCATATTCTGTATCATAAGATGAAGAAACGACTGCATCTTCTGCTGTTCTTCCAATTATTCCTGCTGTAAATCTTACATAATCATCAACCGATGCATTTATTTCTAGTGTGTTTACTACACAGCCTGCGAATTTTAATGTTTGAACATCTCCATCCTTTGCAAAAAGTGTTAGCGATTGATGATTGATATTCTGCTTTAATTCAAATATGTGGCTATAAACAGACCCAGCAACCACTGCTGATGTTACTTTTCCATATAGTGATGCGTATAGATAACCAATAGCATCTACATGTGCAATTCCTTCAATATCTCCTTCGATATATTTCTGAGTTACTCTCCGACCCTCCATATCTTCAAGAACTCCTCTTGTGATGTCGTTATCAGCGTGTTCTGCTCGCTCCACGATTGAAGCAGATACGCTCTTGGCCCATTTATCAACAGTTGATTCTGCTGTTCCTCTTGTTGCTTCGGTTGAAAATCCAACCTCAATTTCTCTTCCAATAATCTCCATATGTTTTTTTTATTAATTACTTGTTAACATTTTAATGCTTAAATCAATTTCTGCTGTTATCTCTATCCCTGCTTGCTCCTCAGATACGCTCCACGAGCCTGTCTCGACCTTCCCCCAAACCCGATGCCCATCTATGCTCGTAAAGCTCCACTCAGCGTCAAATTTGGCCAATACTGCCTCCATTACATTCGGCATAACTGTGCTAAATACAGTATTCACATCAATGGCCTGTGCGTTCACCACTATCCACAGCTTATACCCATATATCTTGAAATTATCTGCTGTGCTTTCGAATGAGTTCTCCATTGTTGATGGATAGTATATAGCGGCCGGATATGCATCAATTTTGGAGGTCGGATATGCATATATCTGCTTAATTTGAGTTAAGCTTTCCAATATCGCCTGAATCTTCGCATTTATTCCTGAGTAGATCATGTTGCTATAAATTTAAGTATATTATCCATAAACACTTTATAATGTTTTTTGACTGCTCCATCAGCCTTATCTCTGGCGTAATTCAGCCATGGTCGAGCTTCCATTCTTCCAGTTCCATCGTGTACATATCCAGCATATTTAACCCTTGATTGCCCCACTCCAAATCTTCCCTCTAATCCTGAAATTACTGTGCGGTGTTGCTCTCTTAGATTTCCAGTTGCAACCGGTATTCCACCGCCAGTCTGTCCAACCTTCCAAGGTTTAGTTTGAAGCGCAACTCTTTTATATTCTGACAATCCCCTCACTAAAAATGTTTTTCCCTCATCAGCAACCTCTTTCGGTGCGGCCTTGAATGCGCGGATTAATTGTGCTGCGGTTATTGTTTTTACCATTATAGTTTTTCAACAATTACTTCTAGGTGTCCTTCCGTTCCAATATTTCTATCTAAAATAAACTTAACATCATAATTTATTGATCCATTCTCTATCCTGTCGCCCTCTTTAATATCTGTGGCTGGCGCGCAATATATTTTGAACGCTTTCCCAAATCTCAATCCGAGAAACTGCTGTAAATTCTCATCGCTCATCTGTTGGATGTGCCCATTGAAAGTGCCTTGTGAAACATTAGATGAACTCTCACCGGACCAAGTCTGGCGCTTAACTGTGAATGTAGTTGTGTACCATTTTTGAATCATAACAATATTTTTTTATATCTTTCGATAGTATCCATCGCCATCTGCAAATCGTTAAATCCTTTATCGTCTGCATAGCTTACCTGATATTCTCCAATTTTTTCGCTATTTACTGCTCCGGTATTTTGACCTCTATTTTGATAATATATTCCAGATGCTAAAACTGTTGCTGCCTGAACTATATCTGATGGAACTGTTGCAGAATATCCCCATTTTGCAGTAATTCTGTGATTGGCGTGTCCTGATATAAATATCATACTTCTCAGACCTATCTTTCTTATAGGAACTTTATCAGCGGAATGATTAGCCGGGAGTTCGTAATATTGTGGCGTTTCGCCAATAGTATTTACTTGCTCAGTGAAGCTATCACCCCACATATTACTTCCAACCTCAACTTTGGCTACTTCAACACAATCATCAATGACTAGTGCCTGAGTATCGTTTCCATTGTAAAGTCTTATAGAAGCCGATGAATCAGCTTTGAAATTTCTAGCAGTAAACTGATCGATATATTCCTGCGCAGCCAAAATAGCATCGGCGGCCGATCCAGCAACAATGGTTGCATTCAAATATGCTTCCAATTTTTCTTCAGTTGTATATGCTTTATCAGACATTTTATTTTTTGATTATTCTTTTTTTAGACATTTGGCCATTCTTAATCTTCATCTCACCTTGATTTTTAACAAATTCATAATCAACCTCATCAAGATTTTCACTAGTAATAATAAATTGTCCAGTCTTTTTATTCTTGTATATTTTTTTCATATGGTTTTTTTAATAAATTACTACTG